TTTGTCCAGAGAAAAACTGGAGAAATTATATGAAGATGACTAAAGGATGTTGTGGGTCAGGATGCCCTGACTGTCCTTTCCGACCCCCCTTGAGGGGGGTATTTTTTTATGTATATTTACCTAAATATTAGACAGCAATCCCAAGGTTTCCAATGTATAGGGAACCGCATTTACAGAAAAAGTCAGAAGAATGCCATGACCTCTGGTGGGCATGGAAAAAATTATGGGATATTAATATGTCTAGCAAAGAGGCTGAAGAGGCAAGACAAAAATGGAATGAATGCACCTCTGAGTTTAGTGAAATGATAAGTTACGAAGTCAAAACAAATCCTAGGTATCAAGGAATACGGGTGTAATATATACTGCAGTTGTTTTATTTTGATGAAGAAAATTACTAGAGCATTTATTTTAACTATTGTTTTCGCCTTAATTATATTTTTGCCAGAC